CTGGTACTCAAGAATATACTAATGAAAAACGTGCAATGGTTGCTATTAGAATTAATCCATTCTTAAGTGTAAAATAATCAAAGTGGTACATCCAATTAATTTGGATGTACCATTTATATTGTTTTGGAGGCAAATATGATTAATGTAATCCCGTTAATAGCTAAAAAGTATAACCGTAAGGGGGATACGTCTGGTAGTCTTAAATCATTAATATCTGATCTAAATTGCGTTACTGATAATGATGATGTTTTATTATTCTTATCTAGTATTCCTAGAGAGACAAAGTATTCTTTAGATGATGCTTTTGATATAATTGTCTCAAATGATGAATATAGTAATATATTTAGAGCTACTCTAGTATTTCTAAATATAGATTTAGATTATCATAGATTATTATTGAATGCAATCAAATCGGAGTCTTATACTATCATATGTATGATCAATAAAGCAATACCAACACCTGATTTATTCTTAGCTAAGAATAACTATGAATGCTTAACTATAGCTTTAGATAAATCTTATGCAATATTTGATAAAGTACTTGGTATGGTTATTAGCCAAATACGTCATACTGCATCTTCTAAAGAAGGTAAAGCGTTAGGTATATTTATGACATTATGTATACTTAATAAAGATATTGATAAGTTAGCATCTTTATGTACTGGATACTTAGCAACTTGTAGATCTGAATATATGGTAAAAGACTTAATGAATAAATCTGCTATGGATGCATTCCAATATATGTCTGAGGAAGACATCCATACAGTAGTTGATGATATTAATTCTCGTAGTGTATTATCTAGATATCTAAACAATATGTAAAAGAATACCCCTATAGGAGTTCAACTCCTATAGGGATACCTTTTGATTTTAATAATAGATTTGATAAACAATATCTAAGCCTTTAGAAAGCTCAATCAATTGTTCATTTGGCATATTATATTTTGTCAATGGACGAATATCTTGATAGTATTGTTTACCATTGATTTCTTTCTTCCATGCAGTACATAGAGAGATTGTATTGATACGTGCTTCATTGATACCAACTGTATTGATGAACCATTCACGACATTCTTCTTCAGTAATCTTTAAGTTGATTTCAATGAAAGTTTCAACTTCAGATTCTTTAGTTGAATTGTAAATAGTAGCATCTACTGTAGTACCATCTTCAAAACGAATCTTTTTAACTGGTTTAGATTCAAATGTTTTGAAGTAGTATGCAACACGGTTACCAATGATTTTACTACCATGGTAGATTTCTTTTTTAGCATCAGTCAAGTCTTCAGTAATCAATGGGAAACGGAATGGAACCAAATACTCTGGTGCACACCATTTAGCATAGTTTACTTCATATACTTGAGAGTTTTCACGACCACAACCATCAGTACCAACACAGAATAAGTAAACTTTTTCTGGTGTAGATGGTGTTTCAAATACAGAGTTTTCTAGATTCATTTCTGTATTATAAGATGGTGTAGTATATTGTCTAGGAATATCAAAATGTTGAGTAGCAGTATATTCTGCTCCAGGTAAGATGATTTTATTTTCACCTTCATATAATAAGATATCAGTACCACCAACAAAGACTTTAATGTTGGTTCGGTTATGTGTTGCAGTAATATTACTGTCATCATTAGTATGACTAAATTCTGCAATATGCAACTGTTTATCAGGCATCTTACATTTACCTCCAATTAGTTTTTATCTTCAAAATTTATTATTATGTTTTGGTTATCTATTTGTATCGTACTGGGATACATATACATGATCATGTAATTCAAAGTTATCAATATTCTTACGTTTAGCTCTATAACCAATTTGATCATACATTTCAGATATACCATAATGATGTATTCTTAATGTATTAGTGTAAACTATAAGCTCTTTCTTAATAAGATTACGTAAGTCATCAGTACGTTTAAGTACAGCAAAGATATGAATCTTATCATGTACATCAGTAGTTGGATCTAATGTAGATATACCATGATCTTTAATACCATATTTCTTGAAGTAGTATCTTAAGATATATACTAATTCTTTTTGAGTAATCTTATCTATTTCATATTTCTTAGCAATATAGCTACTGAATCCATCATAGAATAATTCGAAGTCTTCATTGCTTAACTTAGCTAGATATTTAACTGCATCTATTGGTTTAATATATTGGCTATATCTTCTATCGAAGTTATAAACTGTAGTTAAACCAGCTAATTCAATCTTATAAGATTTAAAGAAATCTATAACTTTAGATACATACATCTTCAAGTAATCAATGCCGATACCAGGAAGATAGTTAAATAACTGTTTATAGTCTTCAGATCCCATAAATACTTCAATATATTTAACTGTATCCATAATAGTATTAGTGATAGCTTTCTTACGTTGTAGATCTTCACCAATAGACTTCATACGAAGAATAGAGTTATATAGATCTATATCCTGATAACGTAAGTATTCTGTATAAGTCTTAGCAACTTGAGAACCATTGATTCTAAAGAATTTGTTACTAAACTTCTTAATCATTAAAGCATCATACACTGATTTATATGCATCATATATACGTTTATTATCAGCATAATACATACCTTTGACTACTACATCGTATATCTTAGTATTGTTTTCTAAGATAGATAGTAATCCTTTAATGGATATCCCGGGTTTATATGTCTTAAAGTCAGCTACTTTTAGCTCTTCTAATGTATAACCATATTTACGTTCAATATCTCTACGGAGTAAATCTAAATCCGCATCAAAGTTGAATCCTTGAATATACATAATTGGAACAGTCTCTGTTTGAATAGTATCTTTCTTATTATAATATAAGTAAGATAAAGAGAATAGATAGCATAAGATAGAAGATAGCTTGAATGTCTTATCAGGTCTAATATTAGGAACTGATAATCTAATACGTTCTTCAAATCTTTCATCATCAAAGAATATATTAAAGAAGTAAGGAATCTTAAATGATAGATCACTCATAGACATAACTGTATCTATAGAGATATACTTAGTTCTAGCATAGTTAAATTCCTTTTCAAGGATTTGATTCTTAATATCTAATGGATCAAATTCGTTAGTCCATAACCAATCGTCTTCAGTAAATGCATCATAATCTATATACTTAGACTCATCACGAATATAATTATCTGCAGAATCATTTAAAGGAATCTTAACAAACTTAAGATCATAATCTTTAGTTGGATCTTCAATAAATATATTCTTACGTCTAGCATTTACATAAGAGAATGTAAATAGTATAGTATCACCATGGGATAGAATCTTATCTACATCAGAGAATAATGCTTGATCATCTACTACTTCATAATCTATATTCTCTTCCAATATAGTACCATCTTCACATAAGATTTGCATTTGGTTATTATTATCAGATTCTAAGAAATTATCATACGGATATGGTATATCTATAACTCTCTTACCATTTCTAAAATCATATATATTATACTCAGTTCTAATATAGTTATTGAAATGATCATATATAGAGTTGTATATAAAGATACATCTAACTTCACGACCTTTTTCTAAATTAATAGAATCATCTAATGTAAGTAGTGTACCAGATACTGAATATCTAGACTTATCAATAACTGTACCACCTATAGTAACAATCATACCGTTACCAGATTTCTCATAATTATAGAATGGATAGTTGATTGTAAATATCTTTTGATTAGCAACTCTAGCTTTAAGAGAATCTTCAGTAATATGAACTGTATAGTTATTACGTGGATCTTGGAAGAAGTATACTTTAACGGCATCTTTTCCATCTACATAGTCTTTAGAATTTCTAAATGATAAGATATTACCATTTATAATAAAGTTAGATCTATCTAATATCTCACCATTGATTGTAATGATCCACTTATTACGTTTAGTATCATATCCTTCATATGGGAAGTCTATTTTAAATGAACTCATAATACGTTCAATTGGTATTTCAGCAGTAGTTAAAGTAATTCTATCTCTATTCTTAGGATAAATAAAGTGAATCTTAATCTCAGTACCAGAACGCATTACTTTGGTTTGATCTAGAATCTTAATCTTATTCTTTAAGAAAGTATATTCAGAAGAATAGATTGGCTTATCATTCAAGAATACTTCTATAGGATATTGACTTTCTTGGTATCCTTGGAATGGTACTTGAATATCATATTCTTGAATCCCTGGAGTTTCTACTGTAGTTGTATAATAGGATTCTTCCATTTCTACATCGAAGCCCTCAGTATAAATATTATTAAATGTAACTGTACGATTCTTAGTTACCTTATCTTGAGGATATACAAATGAGAAGTTCTTCCCATTGATCATATATCTATCAGATGGTAATAATACAGAGCCATATAATGCAAAGAATTCACCACCATACTGAATGTAGTTATAGTATGGTTCAGGTATATCAAAACTACTAACAGATTTATCTGTAGCTGTCTTGAAGTTGAATTCGGTTATCTTACTTTTAATTGGATAAATTGGAGAATAAATAAAGATTACAGATAGTAAACGTTCTGTAGTGATTTTAGACCAATCAGTATCTTTAATAAAAGTAATCTTATTACCATTTATATTATATCTACTTGGATCAATGAAAGTACCGCCAGTAGATAAATACATTAATCCATTTCTTTCATTAAAGTCCCCTATAGGATATTCAATAGTAAAGTTCTTTTGATTATTATTTTGAATTGGATATTGTCTAACTTCAGTGATAATCTTATAACCATCTAAGTTAGAGATATCATCATTGAATTCACTATTAGAGAAGAATATAAACTCAAGTTTGGACTTGCCTCTAAGGAACTCATTGTCCTTAAAGACTAGTTTACCATCTTTGATGTCATACTTATCTTCTAATACACGTTTACCATCTACATTAACAAATACAGCTCCACCTTTATTGAGGAAGTTCTCATGAGGGAATGGAATCTTAATACCATTACTAGCAAATGTAGTTAGAGTCTCATTAGCTACATCTACTTTTTGGTCTGTATCTAATACTTGTTTAACTTTATAGTTGAATACATATTCACCAGTATCTTTATCTACTTTACGATCACGTAATAGATAGTATTTGAATATACGTAAATCATCAAACCCAAAGATAGAGCAGATATCTACCATACATTTAGCAGTCGATTTATATTTAAGTAATTCATGAAGTCGTCTCATCATTCTAACTTGATAGATCAATGGGATTTCATCATAGTATGGTACACCATGAGACATGAATATATATCTTACACAACGTTCATCAAACACATCAAGATTAATGATATGCTCTTGAACTTCAGATATTAAATCAATCATGGTTTGAATGATAATAAAGATAGTTAACCAAGCATCATAATATTTACTATCAAATCTATGAGCTTCAGAGTAGATTGTATTAATAGCAAATGCTCTATTTACATTAAATCTACGTTCAAACTTCTCTTTAACTACAGAGTTATCAATAGATGGTAACCAAAGTAATTGGAATTCAGTTGCTTTTCTAGCTTTATAGATATCAATATTGGATTTAATATATTTAAGATATGCATAATCATCTTCAGTATATCTAGCTAGTATATTATCCCAAATACCACGTTCTTCTAATTCACTAATTGTAGCATCATCCATCTCATGTA